GCGTACAACAAGGTCATGACCGCAATCCGGGCACTTAAAACTGACGTCGCTCATAAATAAATCCTTATCTTAAATGTGGTTTTGGCGAATCAACATTATCAGATAGGGGTAATAAGCCACCATATGGCGGCAACCCATTAGAAGGTTCGCATGCGCGGCCCTTTTCGTATTCAGGCCTCCACTGACCGGCGGCTCATTACCCAACCATCAGGCGCTTGCGCAGAGGCCGCCATCTTTGGTCGCTGGACCGCTCTCTCTACTGGTCTGGTTGTGATTGCTCTGGCGGCCGAAGCCAATATTGACGAAATCGATGTTACGACTATAAATTATGTGCGTGGTGAATCCCCCTATGCGGCGGGGCATTACTGGTTCTCTTCGGAAGTAGATGCATGCGGAACGCTGTCCAGTCAGCGTTTCACCGGGAGGCACCCGGCACCACATTCAATGCATGTATAACAATACGTCCATAGTTTCTCTTAGGCCTGTTTCGTCCGAGCAGGCCTTTTTTTAACTTGCTCTTGAGCCCGGCAGGTTGCTTTCTGTTTCTGACTCTCAGACCAGATTTCTTCATTCACCGGAACCACTTGTTGACGAAGCGGTAGAGTAACCCTACATTATTTTTGTGGTGAATCCCCCTGTGCGGCGGGGTATTACTGGTTAAGCCTTATTAGCTATATGCGGAATGTTGTCACCAGTCAGCATTTCACCGGGAGGCACCCGGCACCACAGTATTCTCTGTTTTATTAATTATTTCTTTCGGCCTGCTCCCTGCGAGTGGGCCTTTTTTTTATTCCCTCTCATCCACACAGCACTTCCCAAAAGCGGAGGTGGAGTATGTATCGAATGGACAAAATCACAACTGGTGTGAGCTACGGTTTTGCCGGAGCAAACGGAGGGTTCTGGGTGCTCCAGCTACTGGATAAAGTCTCGCCCTCACAATGGGCGGCTATTGGTGTTCTCGCGAGCGTCCTGTTTGGTCTGCTGACGTATCTGACCAATCTGTATTTCAAAATCAAAGAAGATCGGCGCAAAGCCGCCAGGGGTGAGTGATGGCAAACAGGGCAAAGCTTAGCGCGGCAATGTTGTCTCTCATCGCCGCGGGGGCATCAGCGCCGGTACTGTTTGATCAGTTCATCAGCGAGAAAGAAGGTAACGCACTTGTAGCCGTTGTTGACCCGGGTGGCGTCTGGTCACTGTGTCACGGCGTAACGGTCATTGACGGTAAGCCAGTAGTTAAAGGCCAGCGTGCAACAGAAGCACAGTGCAAGAAGGTAAACGCCATCGAGCGTGACAAGGCGCTTGCATGGGTAGACCGAAATATCAAAGCGCCACTAACTGAACCGCAGAAAGTAGGTATTGCGTCATTCTGCCCGTACAACATCGGCCCCTCTAAGTGTTTCCCCTCGACGTTCTACCAGCGCATCAATGCTGGTGACCGTAAAGGTGCGTGTGAAGCTATTCGCTGGTGGATTAAAGATGGTAGCTTTGAATATGTAATGACTGATATGGATTGGTCTCAGTTCACTTTTGCCCTCAGGATTGAAGGTGATTCGATGGAACCTGATTTCAAGCAGGGGGATGTGATTATTGTAGACCCAGAGATAGAGCCAGCCCCAGGTGAGTTTGTGGTTGCAAAGAATGGTGAGCATGAAGCAACTTTTAAAAAATACAGACCTACGGGCATAGGCTTGCATGGTGTAAATACCTTTGAGCTCATCCCCCTAAATCCTGATTACCCAGTCCTTCGTTCGCAAGATATCCCATTGGCGATTATTGGCACGATGGTCGAACATCGAATTTACCGCCGCAAAAGGTAGTAAGGTTAAACATTAACCACCCCGCCGCGGCGGGGTTTTTTATTCCCAAAAAACAGTATTCGTGGTATTTTAATATCGTTTAAAAACAAACAATTAATGTTATAGGCAAAGAAAATACAACAAATGTGGTTTACATAATACAACGTAATGTGTACTCTCATTTCATCGGCAAACAGCGGAGCCAATGAAATGAGTATTATACCAATTGAACAGTTTGAAGAAGTTTCAATCAGGGTAGCCCCTGGTGAATATGTTACGTTTCCGGTGATCGATAATAAAGGGCTCTTCATGAATCACAAGCGTTGCAAAAGTGACGGTGGTTATCTGTTAGAGACTGTTATTTTAGATGAGGTTGAGTATTACGGTATTTATAAATGTGATCGCGGTATTGCATTCCTCACTGCTGCAATTTCATCTAAGGAATCCATCTCTAAATCCGTCGCCATGATTGTTTTAAAAAGCTTCCCTTATCTGCTTGCCGACCTAAAAGAAAATTTGAGAGATATTTTTCCAGAGTTAAAAGTTAGTTTTCATACTGATCTTGCTGAACCTTACAAAGGTACCGTTTACGTATCTATTGAAAATGAATTTATTCGCTTCTGCAATATAAATAACCCTCAAAAGTTAAACGAGATGGAATTGCATATCTTAAGTGTTATTCCAGGACTATCAGATAAGATACAAAAAACTTACAAATAAATATTCCCAGACGTTAATTACACCTCACTAGGTGGGGATTCCTGCAACATGAGGAAAAGAAAATGCAAAATTCACTTTCTGTGATTAAGCAACCAATTATTAAACCGGAATTGCTCTTTGGCTCCAGTCCGGTGCATGACTACGGCAACATGGTTATGACCTGCCAAATGAATGGAGACTCCATGCAGCCTAAGATTGAGCCTGGTGAGGTCGTCGCGTTTGTTGATTGCGGCGGAAAAATTAAGCTAGACGGCATATATGTATTTACCCGCTTAGTTTTTGGTCGTGAGGTCGTTTTTATTAAAAGGGTAGCTGTACTTCCTGATAATGAATTAATGATTCTTTCGGACCATAAAGCATACCAGACATATACGCTTGACGAAGACGAACAAGCTGACATGAAGGTCTACGGTCGCGTTGTTGCTTCCCTTGCTGTGAGTCGTTATGTATGAAAAACAAACATGCATTCATAACCGCAAATTTATTAGCTTCCGCAGGATACTGGCACTTAGCAATTCTTCATTTAAAAAAAAGCATACGGGAGATAATCATGGCTAAAGAAATTGATGTTCAGCAGGCGGAATTAGAAAGCCTTCAACTATACGCGTTGCTCAAGGCTGTTGCTTTTTCTTCGGACGAACTGGAACCATCAGAGACAAAAGCTTTATTTGAGTTGGCTTATTCTCTATCAGTGCCTGTTAGTTGCTTTATGCAAGGTCTTGAGCAGGAGATTTGCAATGATGGAAAATAAAAACGTCCTTATCGAAAAATACCGCAACCGAATTAAGAATGCCGCGCTAGCCTGGATGAAAAAGAAAACTGGTGGGAATTTATTAATCATCAATCTCCCCGCTGAAAAAATCGTGACGGTCGAAATCACAGAGCAATATATGGATTTACTACTCCGTCGCTTTGAAGCTCTGGCGCGTGGCGAATTCGGAACAATTGAGGGCAATAAAATAATCAATTCATCCTATCAGGATGCAATAGGAATAAATAAAGAAACAGAATATCTGACCGAGTCAGGAAAGTTAATTATCGATGACCTGCTAATGGAAGTCGTCGAATACGTAAAAGAGAAACACGTAGGCGGGGGTGTCATCTGATGGCACTGACAGCAATACGCATTCCTGAGTGGGTGCATCAACAGGCGGTATTTGTTCTCCGCCAGTACAGAAACAAACGGGTTCATCCTTGTCGTATGCATCGCTCAGGAAACCTGAGCCTTCGGGTTAACCGGCGCTGGCGCCTTCTGTCACGCGATGGCGGCCAGAGCTTGGAAGTCATGAGTCACGAACGTTACAGCAAATTGAAGGACAGAAAATGACTGACAAACGTATGTCCAGCGCAATTGACCTGGCAATCCAACAGTTTGAAACGCCGGTTGGCAAACTGTTCTTTGTAGAGCGGCATGGGCGTACTAAAAAATGCTTCTCCCGCGATACAGCGATCCGCTATCTGGCGTTTTTCATGACGTCGCATTCTTTCGCCTGTTCTGGCTTCCGCCAGAGGCATCCGGATGTACGGATTGATCGTGACGATATACCGATGTGGCGCCAGGGAGAAACTACCGCTGAATATCTGGCCGCGCACCAGCGCACCGTTCGTCGCCTGCGTCGCATTCTGGCCAGTAAGCGAGAAGCACAGAAATGGCTGGTGAAGTGGGATGCCATGCACGACCGCTACGTAAAAGAGCAGGCAGAACTGCAGGCCAGCAAACCGACGGGGATTCGCTGATGGCAAATCAGGATAAGCCAAACGTGTTTTCGGTTGAGTCATCGCATAGGGTGCCGAACGTAAAGCACCTTCGGAGACGGACGAAAGTTTACAGCCCGGAAGAATTTCTTGCTCTGCCTATGGTCCGGGAGTTCATCAGGAAGAATCCAAACCAGCATTTCGTAAATGAAGAAACCGGAGAAGTGATGCTGGCGCAGGAACTGGCGGAGCTTTATTGCTCGGTTAACAACGGCAAAAAGATGAAGAAAGCGCTTCGTCGTGCATTTGGAGGAAAAGCATGAACACAGTAACCATCAATAATAAACAACTTCCGGCAGTCGAGTATCGCGGTCAGCGCGTCGTGACGCTGGCAATGATTGATGAGGTGCATGGCCGCCCGGAAGGTACTGCCAGTGCCGCATATCTACGCAACAAAGATCGTTTCGTTGAAGGTGTGGATACATATCTTATTGAATATTCTGAAAACAATGTTTTACGTCCTTTCGGTGTTGATGTGCCATTTCGCGGTCTGCGGGTGTTTTCCGAAACTGGTTACCTGATGTTGACGAAGCCATTCAATGACGATCTGGCCTGGCAGGTCCAGCGTGAGCTGGTCAACAGCTACTTCCGCACTCGCGCGCCGCTGACGGAAATCGAGATGATCGCCGCAATGGCCGCCGACGCTGTTCGCCAGCAGAAGCGCCTGAACCACGTTGAGGAGAAGGTCGAAACCGTAGCTGAGGCTGTGGAAAATATTAAGCGCGGTACCATGCGGGCCGGGTATGTCGGTTATCGTCAGGTTGTCGCCAAAAGCGGCATGACAGATGCGAAGTGCCGCAATCTTGTTAACGCCTATGGTATTCCCACTGATACCCACGAATTCATGACGCCAGATGGTCTTTTGTCCCGCCGGGCTATCGTGGAGCTTGAGCCTTTCATGCACGCATTCCGCCAGATGATGTCCGAAGCGGAGCCCCGAGGCACCCGCTGGTATCACCCGAAAATGGGACTGTTTCAGGCGATTGGATGGGAGGAAAAGTAATGGCACTGATTACTCAAAATTTCCGTCTTAACGCGCTGGCAAACCAGTATGCCTCAGCCCTTTATAGCTATATCAGCGCCACCAATATCGGGGATAGATTTATGGTCGATGCTGGTGGGCAAGCAATACAGGTGAACATTGTCGGCGGCATTAAAGGTGTCAGGGATTTAGTTGACGGTTATGCACTTGAGGCGCTCAAAGACAGTTACCCACAATGGGAAATCATCGCAATTGAATTATTGAGCAGATGCGTTCATGGAAACGAATTGACGGTAACCGGACGTGAAATCTGGCAAAGCATGGTTAACGACATGGGCGATACAGTTGCGGGGAATTCATGATGCATAACGCCTTTGAATTACGGGTTCGTCAGCGGTACGAACGCCGCTACGACCTGACGCGGGATGTTGACGGCTTCTACTGCCAGGAAGTGGTTACGCGGATGTATGAGACGTGGTGCCACTGCCGTGGCCTGAATGTGGTGTGAGGTGGGTATGCAGATGATTATTCAGGTGGAACCGAACGAATGGGTTACCGAGCAACTGCTAATTGCGGTTACCGGGATGAAGCCAGGCACTATCGCCCGGGCGCGTAAAAACTCCTGGCTTCTTGGACGGGAATACAAGCACGTATCACCAGATGGTGAACCGAAACCCACCAGCGAATGCATGTACAACCGTAAGGCGGTTGATGCATGGATTGCCGCACAAAAACAACCAATCTGGTGATCAAGGCACATGAAACGGGTAAGCTTAAGGTGCTCCTGGACGTCGGGAGGGATATATGAGTAAAGCATCATACCCAACGGGCGTTGAGAATCATGGCGGTTCGCTCCGCATATGGTTCAAATATAATGGTAAGCGGGTCAGGGAAAACCTCGGCGTTCCTGATACCGCTAAAAACCGGAAGGTTGCCGGAGATCTACGAACGTCGGTCTGCTTCTCTATTCGCATGGGAAAGTTTGACTATGCAAAGCAGTTTCCGGATTCACCAAACCTTGCCCGCTTCGGGCAATCCGGAAAGGAAATCACAGTGCAAGAACTCGCCGATAAATGGGTGGAGCTGAAAAGAATGGAGATCAGCACAAATACCATGAGTCGCTACGAGTCAATTATCAAGAATATGCTCCCCGCCTGGGGGGAGAAAACTTGTATCAGCGGTAACAACCGAAGATTTGCTGTTCATTCGAAAAGATCTACTGACTGGTTACCAGGTCATGAAGAAGGGATATCGCACACCGGTTAAGGGAAGAAAAGCGCCTTCCGTAAATAACTACATGACTCTTATGTCTGGAATTTTTCAGTTTGCGCAGGATAACGGATATATAAAGCAAAATCCGTTTAGCGGAATTAACAGGCTAAAGAAGGCTAAAGCCGATCCAGATCCACTCAGTCGCGATGAATTTATCAGGTTTATAGAGGCATGCAGACACCAGCAATTGAAGAATTTATGGTCGCTGGCGATTTATACAGGCATGAGGCATGGGGAGTTGTGCGGGCTTGCGTGGGAGGACATTGATTTGAAAGCCGGTACGTTAACGGTCAAGCGCAATCACACCCAAACTGATGAGTTCACCCTGCCAAAAACCGAGGCGGGAACTGACAGGGTGATTTTTCTCATCAAGCCAGCAATCGAAGCTCTTAAAAGTCAGGCCGAACTAACACGCCTAGGCAGACAGTACGAGATTGAAGTGAAGTTACGGGAGTATGGCCGGTCAGTCATTCACCCCTGCACCTTTGTTTTCAGTCCTCAGTGTACCCGGCGTGGTGTTCACACAGGATATCACTATGCGGTGAACTCCATTAATAAAATCTGGGCCTCGGTCATTAAACGTGCGGGGATCCGTTACCGTAATGCATACCAGTCACGACATACCTATGCATGCTGGTCGTTGTCTGCCGGAGCCAACCCAAGCTTTATAGCAACCCAAATGGGACACGCTAACGCTCAGATGGTCTTTAAGGTCTACGGAAAATGGATGTCAGAAAGCAGTGCTGAGCAAGTGTCTATACTAAACCAGAAGTTGTCAGAGTTTGCCCCATCCATGCCCCAGGGGGCTGCATGCGGCTAGTAACTCATTTTGAATTCAAGTAGTTAGTGCGGTGTGTTATACATTTTAGTAACATGAAATAGTAATTTTTAAAATCGACAAATATCGTCCAGGAGCACCGTAAATCACGGTTGGACTGATTAAACGAATTTCATATTTGCGAACTTTAGCGATTTTCACCGATGGTAAATGCCCCATTGGTGCCCCATAGACAATTCTCTGTAGCCCAGACGGATAAAGGCCTCGCGCTAAACCTCTAGTCGAAAACACCCCACAGATTCGCTGCTTGATGAGCGATTACTTGACACTGTGTAAATACCCAGCCAATAATAACTGTATATACAACCAGTAATTTAGCTGAGGTAGCTATGTTCGTTGAACTCGTTTACGACAAAAGAAATGTTGAGGATTTACCCGGCGCGAAAGGCATCATCTTGGCTGAACTGACAAAGAGGGTTCACAAGATTTTCCCCGGAGCAGATGTGAGAGTTAAGCCGATGCAGGTGAACGCGCTGAACAGTGATTGTACGAAAACTGAGAAAGAGCGGCTCAACCGCATGATCGAGGAAATGTTTGAAGAGGCTGAATTTTGGCTTGTTGAGGAATAGTTCCCTAACCCCCTGATAAAAAACCAGGTTATACCTCGCCATTTTTAGCGCTATATCCATTACAATTTCCTTCACCGGCAGTGGCCAGACGAAACTTTTAGCTAAGGAGAAGGCGTGTCAGTCCACTCTGCATGGAAAGCAAAACATACTTCCTTTAGAAATAAAAAAGTTTAGTTCAAATTAATCAACGCTATAGTGCAAGGTTATGAGCCGGCTACTGAACCTGGTTATGTTGCTTATCGCTTACTGCCCGATTAACGAATAACGTCAGCAATTGTGGTCTGGCTGTTCTACGTTCGAAGGACAAGGAAGGCGATCAGGAGTACGTGCAGGAGGAGATACAGGAGACGTGGGAATCAGCGGACGACTGGTTTCATTGATAGCCCACATAAACTTCCTGAGATCGGTTGAAAAGCGAACCGGCTGTACTATACTTTTCTTGCTGTGCTAACAGCACCACGCTTATCTAATCTTTGATTTTTTATCACAGCCCGCCCCCTATTCTGGCGGGCTTTTTTATGTTTACTGTTTGTTCAAAAATTTCCAATGGATTTCGTGATATCCTGCATTTGTGACGACTTTTGTCGCGAATTTACTTGAAAGTTGAACTTTTTGCCCGCTGTAAGCGGGCTTTTTTTTCTGGCAAAAGTACAGACGTGCCGCAAAATAAAGCATGTAATTATAAAATTTACTTGAGTAATGTGAAAAACATCTGTGACGAGAGTCGTTGAAAGCGAGGCGCGTAACTGATTGAATAATGGCGGAGAGAGGGGGATTTGAACCCCCGGTAGAGTTGCCCCTACTACGGTTTTCGAGACCGATTCAATTTACAATTAAATCATACACTTATAAATCACGCATGGTATAACCGTGTTATTTTGTAATTAACAAAATCAACTAATTACGGGCTTATCGACACTTCATATACCAACACTTTTCTTAACTAAATGAGCAATTCTCCTCCGCTGCAAAAATTCATGAATTATGTATTCCTGCCAACGAACAATAGCGCCTTCCAGATCCTTCTGTATGTTTTCGACATAGTTCCATCTCCTATACTTTCAGTCTAACTGGCTGGAGGTGCATATGTGCGGACGATTTGCCCAGGCGCAGACGCGCGAAGAATACTTGGCTTACCTCGCCGAAGAGGCCGAACGCGACATAGCTTTTGACCCCGAGCCAATTGGCCGGTTTAACGTCGCTCCTGGCACGAAAGTTCTCCTGCTCAGTGAACGCGATGAGCAACTGCATCTTGATCCTGTAATCTGGGGTTACGCCCCCGAGTGGTGGGATAAAGCACCATTGATTAATGCTCGCCTCGGGACAGCAGCCATCAGCAGAATGTTTAAACCGATATGGCTACATGGCAGGGCTATCTGTTGTACTGATGGTTGGTTTGAATGTAAAAAGGAAGGCGACAAGGAGTATGCGCAGGGTGATTACAGGAAACTCGGGAGTCGGTGGATGACTGGTTATTTCGCTGACAATAGAAATTTCAATGACCCCCCCACATGCAAATCTGTAATCTGATTCGCGAGTTAGTGAAGGATTTTTTATAAGCCGCAGGTTTACCTCTTTAATTCTATTGTGTATTTTATATTTATCGTCATGGAGAGCGGTATTAGTGTAGAAATAAGGGTGTTTTTTAGTGGCTAAAGCAGATGAGTTAACGTTTGCTGTTTTTTTATCCATCAACAGCAGACTGAGGCAAGTCAGTGACACATGGGCTGATTTGTGGGTTAGCATCTATTACACTCAATTGAGTGTCGGAAAGTTGGTGGCGTTGCGTTTTGAAGATATTTCAGAGTCAGGTTCACCATTAAAAAAATCTGGAATTATTCAATTGCTGGCTGAGAATCCTGTAAGGCATATTATCCAGAAACGCCGTTCATTATACCCTGAGGACGAATTTATATTTCAAAGCCATTCCAATAGAGTCAAATCCATAGCAAAACCGGTGACAGTGGTTGCATTTAACCAAGCGTTACGTGATATTGCCAAGTATATCACCGATAAAAGCGTCAGCAGTAATAGTGCACGAAGAGTACAAAATATAATACATAAAGCTGCATAGCATAATACATCGCTGCCAGTGAAAACAATCAAGTACGTTTTATAATTATAATTTTAAAGGAAAGTTTATGGTTGTAAAACGAAGTCTACTTTCTTCCTGCTGTTTAAAAATAATCATTGATACGATATGAGCCGCAAATTGAAAACCGCCTCGAATATACTAGCATTCCAAAGCTGTTTATGCAGAAACACGCTTATCTATGTTTAGGATTTTTCTGTCCAGCCCGCCATTAAAACAACGGCGGGCTTTTTTATGATGCGAGCTTGAACAACCTTTAATAATCAGAAGCGAACTATGAGCAACCTTTTCCCCTTCCCTAAACTCAAACCGACTATAGCGAAAAAGATTCGATAACCGGGTAGGTCAATTCCTTTTTGAAAATCAATTTTTTGCACAGAGTAAGGGTTTGATTACTCTGCAACCGGCTCGTTAGTTTTACCGGATTCCAGTGCTGCGACACGGGCGGTCAAATCGTCGATTAATTTCTGTTGGGCCTGTACCGCCTGGGTGAGTTTGGCAATCATCGGCACTTCTTTCAGGTAATACGCGTCGGTGGGATTGTCCTCATCATACCCGTCAACCAGACCAGAACCGCCGACACACTCAGGGGATATCGTAACCAGGTCGTTTGCGATAAAACCGAGCATATCCTCGCTTTCAGGAATTACCCCGCGAGCTTTCATTTTGAAATGAGCCGGTTTCCATTGCAGTACCTCGGACAGTGCGGTATCAGGCGTGGCGACGTACTGGATATCTTTTTTGAGATGCGCATCTGACGACGTTGTGAACGTAATGCGCCCCAAATTGGTTACACCAGCAAACCCACTCAGTCCGATGTTTCCAGCGTAGTTCCAGTAAAAATTCCACGGGACGTTAATATCTGTTGTACCATTTATCCCACTACGTGACGTGAATCCTGCCGCAGCGTCCATCTGCCCCATAAGCTGTAACACACCGCTTGAGCTGTTTATCAGCCTGACGTTGTAGTCAGCAGCGCTTTTATCAAAATGAAAATCGATAAATGGCGTTGCATCCGTCAACTCTATTCCTGCAAAGTACGGGTAATTAGAGGAACCCAGACCAAGCGCAGCACGCGCATCTGCTGCCGTTTTTGCCCCGGTACCGCCCTGACCAATTGACAGCGCAGTGGTTAATCCGGACAGACTGGTGATATCTGAGTTCGCCCCTTTTTTTGCCAGTGACTTCTGGCCGGGAACCGTGACGGCCACACCGTTAATCGTGATAGTGACGTCACCCGCCCCGTTCATCACGTCGGCGAAGCCGCTCATATTTTTTTGATACAGCGTCAGCGTCTCAGCGATGTTTTGAGCGAGGCCGTCAACGCTCAGCGAATCGCTCAGCAGGATGGCGTACGCGGTACCGGCTGCAATGGCCGGGGTTGCCGCTGGCGTTACGGTGAGTTGCGTCGCGCTGTTGATGGCCGTTATCTGGAACACCTGTGGTGGTGTAGTCAGGGAAATCAACGAGCACCCAACGCGGATTAGTGAGCCTGCTGCTGTAAAGTTCGTGCCAGTACCCGTCAGGGTATTGCCGTTGACCGCAATCGAGCCAGTTGTGTAAATCATATTTGCTCCAGATGTAAAAAAACCCGCCGGAGCGGGTTGAAATCAGGATTGAGTGAACGAACCGGAACCCCTGGATACGTGTATTGTCGGGGAATAAATACCGACGTTCGCATGATATGTCGAATTATCACTGCGCATCTGAATCGAACAATTCACCGTCTGTCCGGTCACGCGGGCGCTGTGCATAACTGTGACGTATGTAGGACGCGATCTGTCAGTATTTGGTGGGGTATAAACGTCAATGGTTCTGCTCGACCCACCTATGGTGAGAATCGCCGTCCCTTTTGTCTGAGTAATCCCTGCACCGGCCTCTGTCGCAGAAATCTGGACCTTAACCAGCGCCATTATCACTACATGTTTTTCACCAGGCAGGTTACCAGAATCGGTGTATACAAAATTTCGGGTGACATTATCTCCCTCAATATCACTAAACGTCTGCCCCACAGCCACATCACCGATAAATGATTCAGCCTGAACCGTCCCTTTAAACGTCCCGCTGGTCGCTGTTATTTTCCCGGTGAATTCCCCGTCGCTGGCATAAACAGTCCCGCGCACCGTGACATTACTGAATTCAGATGAGCCATCTTTACCAATTCGCCAGCCAACTGAGCCAGCCACGTAGTTATTTGACTGGATATACGCACCGATTTTCGCATTGGTGATGGTCCCGTCCTGGATAAACGTGTCTCGAATAAACGTCTGGCCGTTCTGAATAACAAACGGCAGTGTGACGGCGGCTCCTGCCTGAGACATAACAGCAAAACGGTCAGCAAGGAAAATAACCTGTGACTGCATGCCACCAGGCGTGTTTTGTACACCCAGCCCCATCCCTGCCGCGTACTGCACACCGTTGACATCCACGCCGACTTTAATCGAGTACATCGCGTTCAGGTTGCCGTTGATATCCGCTACTGCCTGGGCATTTGTGGTAATTGCCGCAGCCTGGCCGTTTACCGTGACGCTCAGTGAGTTGATTTTCGTTGCGGAGGTCTGCGTAAAATCAGACATCGTTTTCGCAAAATCAGTGATATTGGCATTGCCGCCAGCGGTCGCATCCAGGGTTTTCAGCGACTCAGCAACGGCTTTGCTCGCGTCCACCATCACGTTATCAACGCGCTGGATACCGGCACTGTTTGCGCCATACTGAGCACTGAGCGTCATCCGGGTGTTAACCTGTGCCAGCTTCTCCTGAATCAGCGCCACCGCCGTGTTTTGCACCCCGCCAGCCGCGTTAGCCGTTTTCCCTGACAGTTCGTCGAAACGGGACGCGGTAGAACTGTCGAGGGTGGACACCGCCTGTGTGAGCTGGGTTACGTTAGCGGCGTTGTCCTCCGTTTGCGCCGTCAGCGTATCAACCGCCGTAGCGCGGGCCTGAGTTTCGTCAGAGAGCGCCTGCGTGAGCTGTGTTACCTGTGCCGCGTTCTGGTCTGTTTTCGCCTCCAGGCGCGTCACGTCCGTCACGCGGGCCTGTGTTTCGGTGGCAATCACCTCCCGCAACTGAGTGAACGATGCCGAGTTTGCGCCGTTCTGTGCAGACTGCCTGACAACTACGTCAGCGATAGCCAGTGCGTTACTGATAATACTTTCTGCCGTCTGCCGGTTCGCGCCCACTGCCGCCGCAAGTTGGTCGGCGTTTTGGGTAATTTCCGTGGCAAGGTCAGCAACGGTTTTGCTGGTTTCAACTGCGTTTTCGATGATGTCTTTGAAAAGCGCCGAGTCTTTTATTTCATCCAGAATAGCGTCAGTAATGTCGCTGAAATCCTCAGTCGGCTTGCCTGATGCTTCAACAAACTCAGAAACGCCGAATGCATTACGTGTCCGCACATACACGTAATAGGTGTGATCAAATTTGAGGTTCTGAATGGTCCACTGATTACCGCGCCCGAGGAATTGTGTGTTGTCCTCAATATCATTCGTCAGGGGGATCGGCGTCTCGCCTGCATACCAGTATTCAAACGAAGTGTCTGTCGTTGCCGTCACCGACATAACAGGAACCAGCGTTGCCTGTAACGGTCCCGGAATCCATTGAACAGAATCAGGTGCCATGGGCGCGCCAATAACCAGACTGACTTGCGTTTCCGCACCTTTCATCCCGTTTTCATTTCTTCCGCGCACACCAAGCGTGTAACTCCCGGCGTTGAGGCCGTAGATCTCGTAACGGAACTGCTCTGTTTCAAACTGAGCAACAACTGCGCCGTTCGCGGCGTATACATACAGTTCGAATACGAGCTTTTTCGTTGTGGTGGCCGTTTCCCACGTAGCCGTTACCTGAACAGTCTCGCTATTTGTGTTGATGATGCGCAGGTTCTCGACGTTGGGGACCCGGTACCCATTCAGCGTATCATTGGGGACCTCAAATACAGCCCCATCGTCCACAATGGCCTGTTTATTTGGGTCATGCAGTGTAGCTGATATACTGTAGACGGAGTTGTTATCGTCCTCGGAAATACCCATGATGCGGAACAGTCGAGGCGCCACCTCCCCGGTAGTGACGACAAATACGGTACCGTCGCGCACCCAGACAGGAGCATTTTTAAGGGTAACCAGGCGACCATCCACGCTGTCTATCTCATACTTAGCGAATTTGCCGTTCGATCCCATCAGCGACATCAAATCACCACCGCCAGCCAACTCAGAAATGTCAGTATCAACAATGATGGTTACGCCAGCGTGCGACATGATGCGCCCACCGAGGCGCGTTGCCGCGTAATTGTTGTCCATCACTTCCACGATGTCGCCAGGGAGAAAACGGATTGCTTCGCGCGCCATTTTGAAAGTGACCTTTTTTGGTCTCGCGCCTCGCAGTTTCCAGCATCCATTTTCCGGTGCGAAACGCCTGTCCACGGGAAGTACAGCCGAAAGCCTCCATCGTCGTTTCGTTGTAGCCGTAACGATCAATCATCTCATCGTCTGAGACGTATTCTTTTACCTGTTCCCATCCGTTATTTGGATCAGTCCAGGATACGACCACTGCGTTATAACGCTCTGATCGCTTCATTGAACTGTAAGTGAACAGCCCGTCAACCACATTAGCATTCGTAATAGAAGCCACCGGGTCCTGAGGATTATCCAGCATTACTGAGAAGCGCATGCCATCCCATAATGCAATACCACGAAACATTCCGGCTATGTCGTCCAGCAGGTCTCGGGCACTCTTCTGCTCGGTAATGTAGGCGTTGAGTGTGAATCTTGGCTCTTTTCCGCCGTAACCATCATCAACAAGCTGGTCACAGAACTGTGATAGCACATACAGGCTGCCATCATCCACATCGACATAACCAGCGCGGCGCGCCAGCCCGTAGCGGGTGTTC